CGAAATTGCAATTAACACTCGCAGTGTTGAAACTGTTGTCCGTCGCACCAAGCAGGACGGTGGTCAAGCGCAGGGCGGTTCATCCGCTCCGGCACAGCGCCGCTCAAAGCCAGCAGCATCAAATCGTCAGCCAGTAGGCGTTGGCGTAGATGGTGAATCAGAACCATTCTGATTCCTGCTATTTAAATAAATAAAACCCTCGTTAATTTCGTGCAGAGACGCGAAGACGAGGGTTTTTTTATGCCCTTTTTAAGCCATGCAATATTTTTGTAAGCTCATCGCCGTCAAATGGAATAGCATAAGCGTCGACATAGTTCTTGGCATCTAAAAGCATGTCTATGACCTCTGCCACTGGCACTGAAGACTTGGGGTCTTTGACTAATTGCCTTGAAAGCCTTTGTAGGTGGGTTTCTATGGAATCCATGGGTTAAGTATAAACATAAAAAATATCCGCACAGAGGTTGTCAATACATTTTTTAGTTATTAATATCTAAGTCAACCTACAAATAGACGGACATAAAGGAGTTATTACTAATGTCTGAATACAATAAACTTAAGAACAGCGGTCTTGGGCGCGGTCGTCCAAAACTCAATGAAGAAGAGCGCATTTTGCGGAAGCAGATGAACTCAGTGCGCCAAGAAGCTCGCAGACGAGCGCATCTTGTGCTTCAGCATCGTCACCAGGATGAGTACAATAAGATTTTTGAAGAAGAATTCAAATCTCTTAGCAAAAAGAGCCGTTAGTTTTATTTCTGCTCCTGGGAGTCTCTATCGACTTCCGGGGGCGGAACATCATGAACTAGTTCGCCAGTTTTAAATCTTAGAATAAGGGGCGGAGGTTCTTCAGGGGTACTCAATGTTGCCACTTTTCATTGAGCCTCTACCCTTTTTTGAGGGCTTCATAACTTTTGACTTTGATTTTCCATATTGAGATTCTAACCATTCGTCAAAGTCGTCTACTTCTCCCTGGCTTGAAATCACATATTTTTCGTATTGTTTTATAAGCCCAACGAGCTCGTCGTCTTCTTCGTCAAATCTTGGCATTTCTATCTGGACCTTCTTGCTCTTCTTCCAGCTTTTGCCGCTCTCATGGTGTTTGGAACGAATTGTTTTCCTTTTTTACTTCCAGCAATCTTTTTTCTATTTGTCGCTGCTTTTTGTGCTGGAGTTAATTTCTCCCAAGCTGCTGCAGGGAGATACCTGCGCATTCCGTCTGGTCGGTTTGCTGGTTTACCATCGCTAGTTGTCCATTTTTCTTTTGTCCATTTTTTCAAGGACCGTTGAGTCTTGCTTAATCCACCGCGATATCCGCCGCCAGCTTTCCTGTATCGAACGGCAAGAAGTTGAGCCTTCCGAGCAGACCATTGACCTGGCTTCCCGCCTTCAGAACCGGCAAGGATGCGGGATTTAATTCTTTCCCTTAGTTCGGGTTTGGTGTATGAATTCTTGGCTGACTTTTCCATGAATTCTGAATCAACACCAGCTAAAAATTCCCCAACAGCAAGCTCAACCCAATCAGGGCCGTAGTTCGTTGATTTGTCTTGTCTGCTCGCCATTGATGTCTCCGCTTAAAATAATACGCGATAAAAAAGCGGATTAGTGTTAAGTGTTTATTGCAGTCTTTGACCGCATTTTAGACAAGTGACAGACCACGGATAACGCCTAACTGATGGGTGCTCGCACTCAAGAAGGGTCTTTGCCTTTGCATTCAACACATCGCGTATCCAGGCCGACATTGTTTTTCCATCAACCGCAGCAGCTTTTCTCCAGCGCTCTCTTACCTCATCTGTTGTTCTGATTAGGACGGATGTATTTGTCGGTCCCTCGTCTTCTTTTTCTAGTGGTCTTACTGACAGGTCTGTCGAGTCAGCGACGGCCTTCATTGCTGCTTCAAGGTTGCTGTCACTCATTTGTTTCCTCTTCGATTGTTTCTTCCTCTGTAGATACTATCTCAGCATCAACGATGTCGGCCTCGCCAAGCATTTGTCTCACGGCACTTTCCGGCAGGACACCCGACATTCCCATTAGTTGAAGAAGCTGTCTTGCTTCAGACTCTGGGTCGAAAGTGTTGCCTATCTGCTTCAACTGCTCCGAGCCAGCAAGTGTGGCCTTTATTGTCTCGCTGGTTTTATTCCCAACATCCATCTGAACGCTGATATTGGTTTGGTCCATGCCTAGAAGTTTTGTGCGCCTATCCATGATGGATAGAACCTGTTGTATTGCCTTTAAGTCTGGTTCAACGGCAACTTCTGTTCCGTCATCCATTACCTGTCTTCTATGCTGGGTTAATGGCCAAATTGCCTGCTGAAGACTATCTAGTCTTTCAAGCTCAAGCCGAAGAACTTCTGGATAAGCCATCAGTGTCTCACGGTTCATTTTCTCTAGCTGACGAGATATTGCCTTGGACACGGCGCTCGTTGTCATCCCAAAACGCCTTGCTATCTCGGATGTTGAGGTCCCAGCTTGGCGAAGTTTAAATATCCGCATGTCTCTTTCACCAAGAAACTCACGCGTAGCAATTTTATTGCTTTTATCTTCGCTCATTACCCTATCTTAGTGACTTATTTGTCAACTTTCATGAACTCAATCACTTCAAACGGGAATACCTTGCCTCGCTTGATTTTCAACGGCCACTGACGCTGGTCACGCGCCCCTCTAAAGTGTCGAACGTCGTAAACGTATGGTTCATTGGCTGTTGGGTCTGGTTGAAGAGAAATACCAAACTCTGGCCAGCGCGACCATACAGCAGAACCAAAAGGGCGCAACTCTCTTGTGTTCAGGGTCGTCCCAAGTGGCGCGTGGTGTTCAAGCCAAAGGGCGCATCCATAAACGGTTCTAATTGTGTCTAGATATTTGGCGACCTCAACAGCAATCGCCTCCGAGGTCCTGCCGCCTGGGTCAACGAATGCTTTATACAAAGGACCCATGACCAAAATGTCTGGCTTGACTCTCTCAATAGCTTCCTCAAGAATCAATCTGTCTTCTGGCTTCAAAAGGTCCATCCCAGACGGCTTTGTTAAAACCTCTCCATAAACTCTTGCGACATGTCCACGACGCATTGCTTGCGTGAGAATTGCAGAAGACGCTCTTCTAATAATCCGTTCAGGGTTTTCAAGGTCAACTGTCAACGTGACTACAGGCTTCATCTGCCCATACGTAAAAGGATGAATGCCAGCAGCAGCACAAAGCGCAACTTGGCGCGCGAGCATTGTTTTGCCAACACCTTCGGCAGCAACAACGATTACTCTTTCTCCACGTTCAAGAAGACCAGGAATAACCCAATCGTATGATTCATCAACTTGCTCTGCAATAAAATCATTCCATTGAACCAGCCTGCCTGGGTCTGTGATTTGTTTTGATGTAGTTGCCGAGAGAATCATCGACATTTTTGAAACCATCTGACCAGGGCTTAAGTCATCTCTTCCAAATAGGTCTTGAATTTTAATCAGAGCGGAATCAAATATTGACTCCTTTTTCTCTTCAACTGGTTCATTCTCTTCCTGAGTGTCATGCTCAATGTTTTCTACTTGTTCAATTTCATTTTCTTCTAATGGGGAAAATGTAGAAAGACTGTCGAATGTCCCACCAGATGAAAGGTGGTCTGTAATGTCTTTTGTATCCGGACAAATCCATGCCTGCGCATCACATCCAGCATCAGTAAGAACTTTTAAAAGCTTGGATGCATGTTCTTTTCCAGGGACATCGTTGTCTGCAACAATGTCCACAACAGCACCAGCAAGGGCTTCGGTGTGAATATCGAGCCAGTGTCCTGCACCGCCCGGCATGGTTGTGGCTACGTACCCAAGAGAGGTGAGTGTGTCAGCGTCTTTTTCACCCTCAACAACCCAAATTGGAGTACCTGATTCTTTTGCGGCAATAACAGCAGGCAGATTGTAGAGAATTTTAGGAACATCAGAAAGAGAGTATGACCACTCACCATTCTCGAGAGGTTTGCGTTGTCTGAATGTTTTTACACCATCCTGATTTACGTATCTAACCTTTTGAAATAAAAGTTCGCCAGATTCATTTAGGTAATCATAAGAACAGACAAATTTCAACTGCTCTTTGGTAATCGGCTTTGGTGATTGTTGCTGAACTGAAGCTTGTTTATCTTTTTTGATAATCGGTTTTTCGTAAATCGTGCTAGTTCCATTTTGAGGCATTATGTCGGCAATCGTTAGTCCGACTGCAGCACAAATTTCTCCAGCATCACAACCATTGCCACGATGGCAGTGGACTAGAACTCTTCCATCATTTCCCTCGCTGACCGAAAGAGATGGATTATTATCGTCGTTTCTACACGGGCAACGAGCCATGAAGTTTCCACCACTTTGCCTGACACCATCTAGTCTGTCAAGAAAGCTCTGAACGATTGGGCCTGGAGAAGTCATTGCGCTTCTCGCAGAGCCTTCTTTATTGCTGCATCCTTAAGGCGATAGTTGCCCTTATACGCAAATCCATTAGCGTTTCTTCTTCCAATCCCTGGAAGGAAAATTCTTGCTTCGCGTGATAAAAGAATTCCCCTATCGCTTCTCATCATTGCGCGTTCGGCTTCTGTTTTTCCTCCCCAAATACCGATTGGTTCGTGGCGAAGTGAGTACTCAAGACAGTGCTCTCTAGATGCACATGAATCGCAAAGCTCAATGGCTTCCTTTATATCCGCTCTGAATTTGAGCCACTGTTCTCTTGGTAAACCCTTTTCAATTACTGGGAACCATTTATCGACGTCGTGTCCTTTGCAATTTCCCTCTGCTGGTGGCGCATCGTGGTTTGGCAACAATTCAACTCCTTACGTCGGATTAGGTTTGGTTATCCTAGCGACGTC